CCGTTCCATTCGTCAAATACCTTCGGATCGTTCTTCTCTGGCTATCTATGATCAGATATTCCCTGCTTTCAAGTGTTACGAAAAACTCATAAGGATAATCATTGATCAGAATCTTCGGATTTACACATGGTCCGTAAATGATCATCCGGTACTCGCTTGGAATGATGTGATCAACGTCCCATGCTGCGATTCCTCTTTTTTCCCCGGCAAAGTCAAACGGATAATCATACTGAAAATCTATCCCGGATGCTGCTGTTTCTTCCAATTGTGGAAAAAACTGTCTTGTCGCTTCTACTACCCATACAAGCTCTGGAGCTTGGAAGGTGATTTCCACTTCCGAATACACATATCCCTTCCAGCCCTCTTTTGCAGATTTCAAAACCTTGCATCTTAAATATGCACCATTCACATACAGCTTCCCGTAGGTGTCATTTTCTGCATCAACCGCAATGATCCGGTATAGCTGCTCCATATTTGTTTGGAACTCTTCCCGCTTTCCAAACACATCAATTGTAACTGTTTTCTCATATCCGTCTGAAGATTCTGACCAGTCCGCATCGAACCAGTCAGTCTTCGTTGTACGAAAAGGAGCTTTTAAAAGATTCAGCTTTTCGCCATTCATATTTTCATAATATACAATCATACCTGTGGCACTGCTCCTTTCGGTAATGGTCTGTCTATCCGTTTCGTATCCAGGAATACCGGCTTATTACCATTTTCTTTTGCAATCTTCCTCTGGATACGTTCAAATCTGTCGTAATCAAATCCCTGATCCTTAAAGATCGGATTATTCTTTATTCCACCAACCGTTTTATCTGGATTAACGGATGTCGTAAGCTGTACACTTCTCTGCAGGCTCTGGATTGCTTTTTGTACTCCGGCATTCATGGATCCGACCGGAATATTCTTCTCAAATCCGATTCCCATACCAAGAGCCATCATCTTACCAACCTGGTCACGGAATACACGGGATGGTGAATGAATACCAAGTTTTGATTTCACCCAATTGAGTGCATTATCCGCCGCGTTTGCAGCTGCTTCTGCCAGGCTTTTTGCCGCACTTGTTAATCCACTTGCAATTCCCCGGACAATGTTCATACCAACACTGCCCCAGTTCACACTGGTAAATGCATTCTTGATCTGGCTGATCATGGATGGAATCTTACCAAGCAACGCCGGGATTCCCTGTACCAGTCCGACTGCGAGCTGTGTGATGATCTTCACACCAGTTTGTACAATCTTCGGCAAATTCGTAATAATCGTAGATGCCAGCTTGCCGATGATAACCGGTGCTTTCGCTGCCACCTGCGGAATCGCGTTTGCAATTCCCTGTGCCAAGCCTTCCATTAACTGTAATCCGGACATAATTAACTGTGGCAGATTATCAATCAGTGACTCAACCAGAGTCAGGATTATCTGTACCGCTGCCGGAATTAACTGCGGAAGCTGTGCGCCCAAGCTGCTCACCAGAGTTGCTATGATGCTTGCGCCTACAGAAATAAGCGATGGTAGATTTGCTGTAATCGCATTCATCAATCCCAGTATCAGGGTTGCACCAGATGAAATCAGTCCCGGAAGTGCTGCTGTGATCCCGGCTCCAAAGTTGGATATGACCTCTGGTCCTTTGGTCTGCACCAGAAGAAGAATCTGATCAATCTGTGTACCGAACTGACTATAAACCAGTCCAAGACCGGCTACAACAACAGCCGCAACTGCACCAAAGTTCATCAATCCGACAAATGACGGAATGAATCTGCCTACCATTCCGAGTACGCCTTGCAGGGCAGATCCTATCTGTCCGCCCCATGCCCCCAGATAACCGGCGGTATCTCCAAGCAGTGAAAAAGCACTTGTAATTCTGGGAATCTTCGATGCTATCGCGGATCCGATTTTCCCAACTGCCCCACCAATTTTACCCGGAACACCGGAAACTACCTTGCCGATCTTTCCGACAGTAGCTGACAGTTTCGGAGTCAGTACCTGAAACGGTCCTGTAATTGCACTGCCAAGCCCTTTCAGGCTACCCGTAAAATCTTTCCGGAAATTTGCAGCCGATTTTGTTGCGCTTTTGAATCCCTTCGGAAGCTTTCCGAGCTCAGACAAAACACCCGTTGTAATTCCGCTGAATCCCTCAACGGCTGTCTTTACATTGCCGATCTGGGATCCAAATAACGAAATCACCGGTCCAGCTCCCGCAAGAACTGCCGCGGTCTTGCCAAGATTCATGAGCTCATCCGTACTCATGTTCTGCAGCTTATCGGTTAACTTACCAACACTATCCGTAAATCCCTTTAGTTGCGGAACTGCATCTCCAATTTTTCCGGATAAGGATTCCACCACATCCATTCCGGTCTTTCCCAGACGCGGGATCATTTGACCAAGATTATTTAAGATATTCTTTGCCGCTGTCCAGAATGTATCAACCAGATCGTTCGCACTGATTACGCCAGCTTCAAAATTCTCCCAGGCAGCTTTTGCAGAATTAACAGAACCTTCGATTGTTGTGGATGCTTCTTTTGCAGAAGTCCCTGTGATTCCAAGATTTTGCTGGACTTTGTGAATCGCCTGAATCATCTGATCAAACGTTACATTATCCAGATCTTCTATCTTTTTATTTAAGATACCAGAATCATTGATCAATCGGACCATTTCCGATTGCGTACCACCATAACCTAATTTAAGGTTATCCAGCATCGTATAATTCTGCTTCGCAAAACCTTGATAGGCGTTTTGAATATCCTGCATATTCGTACCCATCTTATTGGCATTATCTGCCATATCGATGATCGCCATATCTGCAATCTCTGCAGCCTTTGCAGTATCTCCGCCTAAGCCTTGTAATAATGAAGCAGAAAAGCTTGTGACTGTTGACATATAATCATTTGCCGAAAGCTGTGCTGTTTTAAACGCATTGTTTGCGTTCCTAATTACTGTCTTGGCACTGTCTTTAAATAATGTCTCTACACCACCGACCTGCTGCTCCATATTGGCAACTACGCCAAGAGAAGACTTTACAATCGCCGCTGCTCCAGCTCCTACAGCTGCAACAGCTCCGGTCATTGCCTTGCTGACTACGGATAATCCACTTTTTCCAAGACTTCCAAGCTTATTTATGCCTTCATTGAACCCATTCTCATTGATTTTGGTATCAAAATTCAAATATCCATCTGCCATACTATCATCCTTTCTGATAGCACGGCTCAAGGGCTCACAAGTGCTTAATTCTTAATTTTTATCTCCACCTCCCGTCGGCATTTGCGGCATTTTACATACAGTCCGCTGCACACTGCAGTATCTGCGTAAACAAGCAGATGCTGACCGCAGTACGGACACGGATACCACTCACGCCGTGTCGGTATTTTAATTTCCATCATGAGAACATATCTCCAATCTCATAATCATCAAGCTTTCGCTGTTTCTTTTTCAGCGCAACAGCTCTCTGGATCTTCTTGATCCGTTTACGTTCGTCCTTGTCCCGGATTGTTCCAGGATCAATCGAACGATACATAATCCGTTGTTTAATCTCTGTACCATCCGGCAACCAGTCAAACAAGCTCCGGAACTCCCACCAGTGCATATATTCAATCTGCTGCAGGTCGATTCCATATGCCTCCCGGAACGCTGCATAAATGCAGCCGGCATCTTCCGAAAAAGAAAATACCGGCTTCCCATTTTTCTGCTGCTCTTCCTCTTCATCTTCCAGATCATCCTGGTACATCCTTTTGCACATCAGGAAATCTCCGAGTGCATAAATTGCAGCTTCAATATCTTCCGGAACCTGATCCAGATACCACTGCAACAGAAGTCCACATTTGATCTGCCACGGAACCGAGTCGTCTTCAACCAGCTCCGTAAAACGGATCCATTCGCGGAAATCTGTCACGATCGGGTAGTACTCCCCGTTCACTTTGACTTCTTCCGGAAACTGCTCATATAATATATTCATGCTCTGCTACCTTCCGGTATTGGAATATTTTCCCTTACCATACCGTTTCTGGTAGTTTCTTCTCTGCTGACGGTTTCCATTTGGCTGTGACTGCGGATGCGGGAACTGC